TTGGCAACTGCATACCGAATTAGAAGATTTGGGCGTCAACCACATTTTCTTCAACGGCAACAACGATTTCAGCAGTATCAAAGAACGTCGGGACTGGGGCACCAGTTATATTGACCCGTATGATCCAGCTGGTACCTACAATGCCCGAATAAGAGCAAAAGGTATCCAAACGGTCATGCCCGATTCGTGGCATTTTGGCAAGGACGGCCATAGCTTTTGGAATCGTTTTATGTTACAATATATCAATACAAACAACAAAGTTTAAGGTTTCACCATGCGTTATGTGTTGATTGACACTGCCAATATGTTTTTTCGTGCCAGGCACACAGCTTTTCGTGCCAGCGATCCGTGGGAGAAAGTTGGAGTAGCATTACACACAACGCTGATGAGTGCCAACAAGGTGGTCAAGCGTTTTGAAGCAGATCATGTTGTTTTTGCGTTGGAAGGTCGTAGCTGGCGCAAGGACCACTATAAACCTTACAAAGCCAACCGTACAGCGGCCCGTGCAGCTCTTACCGAAGCTGAAGCAGAAGAAGACAAAATGTTCTGGGAAACGTATGACAATTTGACTAAATACTTGTCAGAACGAACCAACTGTAGTGTGCTCAGATGCCCCACTGCCGAAGGCGATGACATTATTGCCCGTTGGATCAACTTGCATCCCCAAGACGAACATATTATTATCAGCAGTGACACGGACTTTGTTCAGTTACTTGCATCTAATGTAAAACAATACAATGGAATCACAGACGAACTTATTACCATGGAAGGCATTTTTGATGCCAAAGGCAAACCTGTGATTGATAAGAAAACCAAGGAACCTAAAAAGATTCCAGATCCAGCCTGGTTGTTGTTTGAAAAGTGCATGCGTGGCGATACCAGTGACAATGTGTTTAGTGCATTTCCCGGAGTGCGTACCAAAGGTACCAAGAACAAAGTTGGTCTTACAGAAGCATTTGAAGATCGTAACACAAAAGGTTACAACTGGAACAACATAATGTTGCAAAGGTGGACTGATCATAATGGCAACGAACACCGTGTGTTGGATGACTACGAGCGCAATCGTGCATTGATTGATCTTACACATCAACCACAAGACATCAAAGACATAGTGGACCTGGCCATCATTGAACAAGTTTCACACAAAGATATTGGACAAGTGGGCGTACGGTTTATGCAATTTTGCGGCAAGTACGAACTGAATAGATGTAGCGACAATGCAGACAGTTTTGGTCGCTGGATGAATGAAACATACAAAGGAGTATTAAATGTTAGTGGCTAAAGTAGTAGCTGATAAGCAGTACTGGATCTTACAAGATGAAGATCAAAAGGTTGGCAACATCGAAGCATGGGACGGCGGGTATCAAGTTCGCATTCCATGATCAAGTAAAACAATTTAAAACAATTCGACTGGCGGCACGTGAGGCCAACATCACATTTGAAAAGAAACCGCTCAGGTCCAAACCTGACAACAGTATGGTACACGGTTTTCCTGTTGTAGGAAGATCATATAATCCTGTATGGGACGTGACGCATCGGTTGCCATTGTATACCAAGAATAGAAAAAGCAAGTCTTGGTTTGCCGCAGGTTGGTATTCGGTCAAGCGCGGACGCAAGTGGCGAGTGGTACAGGATCCAAAATTGATTGCACTGCAACGTTATCCATATCAAGGCCCATTTTATAACAAAGACGAAGTAACAGTATGACATCACCATTTCGCGACCAAGAAAAATTTATGAACGCTTGTGATCAAACCACAAGTGACTATAACAAAGATCAATACAACATGTATATTGGGCTAATACAAGAAGAACACGACGAACTACAAGAGGCCATTAACGCCAACGATCGTGTTGAACAACTAGACGCATTGATTGACATTCTTGTTGTGACCATTGGTGCTATCCATAGCGCTGGCTTTGATGCCGAAGGTGCGTGGAAGGAAGTTATGTCAACAAACTTTGCCAAGATTGATCGAGAAACCGGCAAGGTTCGCAAACGTGAAGATGGCAAGGTGCTCAAACCACTAGGGTGGAATGCTCCAGAACTTGCACCATTCTTAACAAAATGAGTATCCATATTCAAAAATTCATTGAGCGTGTACAAGGCTTTGAAGCACGAGCAACCAAAGACTTTACTATGCCAATGAAGGATGCCAAAGATCTACATGCAGACATTACCAAATTGCTGTTGACTTTGCACAATTTGCGAGAAGTCGCTGTAAACGCACAACAAAACGATAAAATTACTGTAGAAGTCGAAGGTGGGTCGTTCTAATAACTCCCTATATTTGTCATAAATAAATGTAGGAGTTTAATGAATGTCACGACCCAAACCAAAAGTTCTACTAGAACTAACCAACAAGTCAACTTACAAAACAGAACAGGTATTGTCGTCGGACGGGGTGTGGGCTGTATTTTTTGACGGTGGCCCTATCAATCTCAAAACCAGCAACATGCTGGTCCAGCATCCCGGGCCCAAATACAAGAAAGTGTCGTTCTCAAATCCAGGACATGCACACAATCTTTCCAAGAAGCTGAACACACAGTTCAAAACTGACAAATTCACAGTGGTGTTGTTACAGCAAGGCAACACAGTTACATCGAGTAACTAGTGCGTGACAAATTAAAATTAACTGAAGCATTGGTAGCAGAGCTGCCGGAACAGTTTGAAGAGTCAGTGGAATCTGCGTTACGATCTTGGTGGGCAAATATTCGTAAGACCGGTGGCATGCGATTGAGCGAACACGGGTATTATGTTTTTAGTCGTGTGTTGGACATAGCACATTACGGAATTGATATTAAACCCTCACCGGGTAATCGTCGTATTGTTCTTACGCTGGACCGCAAACTTCAAACTCCTTACTACATTGAACTTGTAAAACGTATACCTGTTCGTGTGTATATGTTTGGTAGCCGCGAAGCAGTGGCAGCACAGTTGTATGGTGATCTGGAAAAGTTCTTGAAAAATTATTGATTAAGTAACAGCATGAAAGATATTTTAAAGACAGCACTAGGCTCCACGTATTGCATGTTTTATAATCCTGCAATACCTGCATCAAGTTTGACACCTGTGCAGACACTTGACGGAGCGTGCCACGTTGTAAATCAGCAGATAGACATCAACGGTGTTAATTTATCAACCTGGGAGGCACGCAAGCAGAATGAAATTGCAAGATTATTACGAGTAAACTTTTTCTATCAAAATTTAGATCACGAACCTATTCGTAAACCTATACTGGTGCATAAACATAATGATCAGCTGTTGGTTGACTGCGGTGATACTCGGTTAATGGCACTACAATTGAAGATATTGACTGCCACAGTTGGTGTTGTCATCACATGCTTGGCAGCCGAATCAGCACAATACAGCACATGGCAGCCGATAACCTGTGACATGGATTTGATAACAGCGACTAATTTTGGTTTGAACAATACTACAATTTTGGTCACTGTCACTGCACCCGATGCCGACTATGCAGTTGAATGGATGGAAATAGGTGATCAATCAACTGCTCATCATCTTCATAATATCGATCATAGGATAGAAATGATGCAACGATACTTGGATACTCAACCAACTGACTTTCAGTTCAGTGTCAATTGGGCACGGACGCCTATTGACTGGGAAATGTTTTTATAGGATTGCGCCAATATTCCATATAAATACTTATCAATGATATTTGACCACCAAAAAACTCATAGCGACCAAATTTGGGTTTCTGCATCTAAAGAAATCGGCATTGTTGAATCTATATCACAGGCTCTGACCAGTCGGGGATTTGTGGAGAACAACAGTATACCAGGATGCAACCATGGATTTCCTAATAGCTACATCAAAGGCGAAATGAAACTGGTATACAGATTGGTCGACAGTTTGTATCTCGATAATCCAGAAGTGTGGGCATGGAAAATTCCCAATGCTGTTATAACAGACAATATATCATTGGCGACAGTGGCATGCCAAGAAATATCTGTGTTACCAGAGTTTTGGCATATCTGGCACTTTGACCCGGTCTGTATAAATCGTCCAGCAACAAAAGGATACAACTGTTTTATGAATCGAGTGAGCGGGGACCGCAGTCAAATGTTTTATGAACTTATTCGTAATAACATACTAGACCAAGGCTATGTGAGTTATAATTGTTTTCGTCCCGGAGACAACCGAAATCGTGATGACACAACTGATTATAGTAAAATAAATTATGATCGTCAATACAATGAAGCAGAGATGTATCGTTATCAAATTGAACACAAAGTCGGCCATGCCCTTATACCCTATAACACCATCGGTGATGCTTCCCTGGAACAATTAATCATTGATTCCAAAATAAGCATTATTATAGAAACATATACATCCGACAGTCACATTGTATTCAGTGAAAAGATATTCAGAGCGTTACAACTACCGAGACCATGGATGTTGTATTGTAGTCCAAAGTCAGTGAGTACATTACGAGAGTACGGATTTGATGTACTTGATCAATATGTGGATCACAGTTATGATCAGATTACAGATCACAACACAAGATTATCAACTATTGTTGAAAAATTAAAATCTTTTATCAATCGTGACTACGTAGAGTCTGACTATGACATGTTTAACAAGGCTGCACAACACAATCGAACGTTATTGCTTGAGTTTGAAAAAGCCTGGCCGGAAAAATTTAATAAAATTCTTAACGAGTTAACAAAACTATGATCACACTACACGGGCCATCATATCTCTATACCGGAGAAATATTAACCAAACCCGAAGTATTGTATATCAACGACCATCATTATAACGAACAAGATCGATGTTTTTACATAAAGCAATTGTTGGACAACAGCACATGTGATCCCATGGATCACCGGGTGGTACTAGATCACGTGCTCATACACGACGATGAGCTCAAAGACTACAATTTGATATTTTATCCTTCACTGCTGGCTAAAGAAGAAAAA